GCATGGCCTGATTCATGAGTTGCTGATTGTATGAGGTATCGGAAGCCCCGGCTTGGCCCATCATGGCCAGTTTGCGCTGGGCATATTTGTCGAATTCTTGCGAGGCCAACCCTTGATTAAAATTCGCTAACTCTTTCAGGGTTGACCCACCCAACCTACCGCCCTGAGCGGCGGCCGAACGGTTAATCGCTTGTTCACCCTGCTCCTGCCTAAATTTGTACCCAGGGCCTTCCTGGAAATCGCTAAATCCTTGCTGAAGCATTTGCCCAAGGCGGTCTTGGCGGTTGGCCATCGCATCATAAACAGCGGAGCGTTGTCCTGCGTTCTGTCCGTACCCGGCAAGGCGAGCCATATTAGCAAGGCGCCCGTGGGCTTCGCTTGACCCATATTTTAAAGCCTCTTCGGCCTGTGCGCCCGTCCCGGTTATTACCCCTCTTGCCTCATCATATCCCCGTTCGGTGTATTGTTTAGCTAGTTGCTCTCCTCCGTACAGCGCACGGAGTTGGTTATGCATGCCGCTCGTGAGGTTGCTTTGCGCTTCGGCGGCTTTCTGTTCCATATTTACGCCAGCAAGATGAGCCTGTTCCTTGGCATCCTGCCTAGCGAGGCGGGCTTCTTGTGCTGCTATCCTGGCAGCTTCTTTTTGTGCTTCGGCCTGCTTGTTCGCGCCAAACATATTACCAAGCATGCCGCCAAGCATTAACCCGCCACCGATTGCTAACATAGCCATGGCTAAAACTCCCTTAAGTAGTTGCGCCCACGCTCCACAAAACCAAGCTTTAGGAAAAGTTGGTTCCCGTGTGATTTTTCAAATTGGGTGCCCGCCTGGAGTATGGTGGCGCCGTTTTCTTTACCCCAACGGGCTCCGCGCTCCATTAGGCTGGTTGCAAACCCCTTGCGGCGATGTTTTGGCTCAACCCAAAGCAACATTTCTTGGCAGGTTTTGCAGTTCGCATCGAACAGTGTAATGCCGGTCCCGAACATACCGAACCCAATCAAATCGCCGTTTTTGTCTTCGGCAACAAAAAGCGCCATCTCATCGCCACCCATTGCCATTGCGAATACCTCAGCAACCCTATCCGGGTCGAACTTCGAGAATGAGCCTAAATCCGAGTACTCGTAAAACTCGCGCCGCATTTCGACTAGGCGGGGCATGTCCGTATGCCTTGCAGCACGAATCACGGGTGCGCCTCTTCCCAACCAGCCCCATCGAGCTGGTATTTAAAGCCGACACCAAGTATCCCGATAGGGGAGCCAAAGGTGTCGGTGATTCCATCCCGGCCTATCCTTCCGACCAGGTGCATTCCTTTCGTGAAATCGTCGCCATCTAAATCCGCGAACTCTGTTCGGGTGATTTGCTGATTTACCTCGGGGGCGTTTACGGTTTTTGATTCAGAGCTAGCGGCGGCGGCGAAGGCACCGTCAGCCTCAGCGGTTGCGTAGTAGTTCTGGAGGATAACAGTCCCGGAGCCGGCCCCGAGGGCTACCCAGTCCACATAGCAACCAAGGTCGGTCCCTTCCCGATAATTATTAGGTAGTCGAATAGAATAATAATCCGTCGTAGCGGCGGCATTATCCATGGCCCGGACCTTTAAGTTGGTCGCCAGTGTGTCCAGGTTGTCCTGGGCGTTGGCCAGGGATGTCCCGGGGTAATACAGGTCCCCATACATCGGGACCTCTTTGGCGAGCCCGGAGGCCCACCAGAGTTGTCGCAACCATTGGAACCATGAGCGGTTTACTTGTTCATCCTTACCCTCGAGCCACGGGGTTTTTTGATGTGGAATTACGACTCTCATTCTCGTAACTCCAATCGGGCGAATGCGCCAAGCATTGCCACATTAACGGGGTCGGAAATAGCGAACCGTAACGTCCTTTGGCGAAATGCGCCCAACCTGGTCCAGGTACACCGTTTCGTGTATTCGCCAATCTGACCGATTGTGGCGGTTCTTTCGTTCGACCAGGTGTGTCCGCCATCATCCGACCAATCAAGCATGACCACGGGGTCTGAGCCCTGGCCAGAAGTGAGGCCGACCCCCATTTCGATGTCCAAATACAGCTCATGCATTGCGAGTCGTCGACCACCCTTACTTATCGGAGGTAAAGTGGCTTCCCGACGTAACAGGTCCCCGTTTTCGTTGTAGGTTTCCGGGTCAAGTTCATAGATGTTGCCGGTAGAGTAATCGCCGACCAATTGCTTATCCCAGGCCCTTGCGTATCGATTGACTCGCCAACGGTCCAATCCGTCAGATTTTCGCTCATGCCAGCGGTTCGTGGTGATATCGTAAACAATCGTGAGGTCTGAGAATCCAAGTACGTAGTAATCATGCCCGTCCTGCGAGTAAGTGAACGCCCAGCCACTATGGGGGTCCAGGACGCCTTCGATTTTGCGCTGAATCGGCGGGGTGGTAATCGGCTTTGGGGAATAACCCTGCATTGCATACACGGCGAAGTCGTCGCCCTCGAAAAATACGGTGTTCAGTGCCTTGGCAATGCTCCCGGAAGCTGCGCAGCCGCGCTCGATAAACCCGCTTTGTGAGCGCATAAACGGGAACGAGGCGGCGCCTACGTTGTGCCACACCTCGCCGGAGGTTTTGCCCATCAATATCAACTCGCGATGGTCCGATATGCATCCCATAATTTCGTCAGCAAATGCGTCGGCGGTCGAGAAATCCAGGGCATTGATTGACGTCATGTCGTCGGTATCGGTAATCCAAAACCGCTCGCTTTGTGCTTCCGAGAAGATTCCATATCCGTCCTGATAAGTGGCCCCGTTCATGTATTGTTGTGGCAGCGTCAATATCTCGCTGCGATTGGCGGCATAAAGGAACTTATTGGCGGCAATGGCGATATGGGTGCCGTTGTCGGTCATGTGGACATTACCAACACCAAGCACTGGGCCGATAAGCGTTCCGGTGCCGTGCCAATTGACCGCATAGAGCGCATTGCCGCTCACAACGTACAAATCCGGCTCCATGTAATGGAGGCCACGAATAGGGCCGTTGCCGTAGCTGTTCCACGCCGAAAGCCCGGGCGTTCCTCGCAGTACAATGGGGCTCTTGGTGTTGCCTTCGTGGATTTCTGGGTACAGGTTAATCAACCGCTCAAGACTCACCACACCAGACCTTGGCTGGTAACTCTGGGTTGCCAGAGGTATGGGAGTCCATTCCGTCATTAAAAATACTCTGACCTCGTTGGTAACGGGTGGACATATCCGGCCACTTGGGTCTGTAATTCCCGCATCGCTCTGGCCTGGTCCTGCATTAGTTCGGCTTTGCGTTGGCCCGATACGCCGAACTCGCCGCACAATTCCGCGGCCAGATACTTTTTGAGCGGGAGCTGCGCCCACTCAGGAATTGCGGTGATGGCAAATGGACACAATCCAACTTTTCGGAGCTGTTTGTAGACTGACAAGGCCGCCTCTGAGGCAATGTTCCCGTCTTCCGACGAAGCACTCTGCCCAGCGCCCTTGACTCCAAGGTATTCTAACGATTTGTCCGCCCAGTTGGATTGAGTCCACGTTGCCATGGGTTACCCCTCTTCCTTTTTCTTGGATTTGGGGGCCTTTTTGGGCTTCGCTTCCGGCTCTTTGGCCGGCTCAGGTGGCTTGACGGCTTCCTTGATGCCAGAAACATCAAAGATGCCGAGATTAACCAACGCAACCAACTTTGGAATCAAAAAGTGTTCGTCAGGAACATCAACCGCCTTGCCCTTTTCGAACGTGAATTCCCCGATGGTGCGTTCTCTATCAATCTTATCAAGGCCTGCCTCGATTTCGGCAATTCTGGCCTCGATTTCTACCTTTTGGCGCTTTAAAACGCGCTCAATCTCTTTAGGGTCGGTAACCGCGGCCATGCCTTTAGTTACCTGCCAAACAGGGACAATTGCCTCGGTTTGTTTCTTGAGGCGCTCTTCCCGGCCGGATAGCCCCTTGTACGTAAACTTGGCCATAATGCCTCCTTGTGGGTACAGGTAGCCGGATTTTGAGTCCGGCTACCCTTGCACCCTAACTACTAGGTGTCGGCTACGCCTGCGGTGTAGACCGTCACAATTCCGTTTTGAATCGAGTTGAACATCAGCTTCTCGACCCCACGGGTTTCACGGATACCAACGCCGTTGATTTGGCCGTAATCTCGCTTATCGAAAATTGCGGTGGGTCGCTCAGCCCATGCAACACCAACGGCCTGGGCACCGCACAGGAAGTTGGGGGCGACATCGATAGACGAAGCACCAACACCTGAGATAACGGCGATTTCCGGGACTTCTCGAATAATAACGTTGTCCCAAATCAGGTCACCACTGGTGAATAGCGGGTTATCCTTGCCGCGTGCTGCCGCATACTGCAATGCATTGCGCATCGTGGAATGTGCGGCCAGGTCGCGAAAAGCCAACGAATTAGCAAATAGGATGTACCACTCTTCGTCATCACCCGCCCGAATGGGGCGAATGTGCGGGTCGGCCGTCATGGCCATGCGCTTAACCAGCGACACAATCGCCGGCTGGAGAATGTCATTGCTGCTATCGACATTCGACAACGAGGCGCTATGGTCGTTCGAGCTGTTGTTGCTCTTGGCGGCACCGAACAGAACTCGGTCGGTGTTCGCGGCGAGCCAAGCGTCCTTCTGTGCTTCCGAGCAACTCGCATACGCCGTGGAACCGTCCACGTTGGCGGACTGCATTGCCGCAATGGTGGCGTCTCTCAGGCTCGCCATGCTCCACATCTTAAGCATGACCTTGGCGGCCTCAAGAAGGTCAATCTTTGTCTTTTGCTGCTCCATGCGGCCAACAGAAACCGCGTTCCGTAAGCAGTCGACAGTCAATTTGTGGACGTAATTGCCAAGGGCCTCTTCGTTCGTCTCTAGGGCGTTGTCACCAGTCACGCCGGAGCCCGAGAGTCGGGTTACCAAGGACACGGAGATATCGTCTCCAGCCTTGCGGGTTAAATCTTCAATCATTTGAATACAGGCATTGACGCTGGTTCCCATGTATTTCTTGAACCGAGTGTCTCTGACGTATTCCTTGAAATAACTATCCTGCCACTGGTCAACATCGTTGCCAGAGGTAACGGTCGTGTTTGCCATTTGTCCGCGCCTTCCGGCGACGCGGGTCTATTTAGAAACCATTACCAAGTATGCTTGATAACTCAGTTGGTCCCTGCCAGGTCCGCGTCACCTCCAGTCCGCCGCCTCTTGCGCCGGCCTGGGTTTTTGGTGTTTGCGCGGCTGCCCTGAGCGTTGATTCTTGGCGATTCTGCGCTTGCTGCTCTTTTTCCCATTTCTCGCGGAGGGATTTTTCCAAATCCTCGATGGACCCGTGCTTACTTAGCTTGGTGAACGTTTTTGCCCACTTGTAGGCGTATTCCGCTGGATTCCGAGACCGGAAAAACCGTTTCATATCTGCGGGATGGTCTTTGGCATTCTCAACGAATATCTTTTCCATCTCCAGATAGTCGGGGTTTTTCTCTTCCATCTCGGAAGCGGTGCGTTCGCAAAGTTCGTTAAACTCCTCTTGGCGCTCTTTTCTGATTTCGGCCAAGGCTTCGGCTTTCGCCTCTTCCTTGATGGCTTTTAACGTCCCGCCGATATCACCGAAAAAAGTGTCTTCGAGGTTGGGTTCTTCTTGGTCGGAATTTTGCGCCTGTTGTGGCGTTCCTCGCTTGGAATAGACTTCGAGCTGTCCGCGCAGATAGTCGCGCTCACGTTCAAGGGTTTGCCGCTGTTTTCTCTGCTCAACATAGAGGTCGCGAGGAACCATGCGCTTGCTCGCTGCCTTTGAGACGTCTTTGCCGGTCCAGTCCTCTTCACCATCAATCGGGCCGTCTTCCTCTGAGGCTTTTGGTTCGCCCGTTTCGTTTTCAGCCGGCGACGCTGGTTGTGCCTCTTGGATTGGTTGGTCGGTGTTTTCGGCTGGTTCGTCGGTCAATACGTTTTCTAGGCTGGTACTCATGGCTAGTTCCTTCTCGCCCGTTCAATCGCCCGGCGGCGGCGCGGTTTGCCGTACCTCTTGGTTGAGGTGCTTACGGAATATGTAAGCAAATACTGCAAAAAAAATCCCTTTGGTTTTAGTAGGTTATAAATGCCTTGCACTCTTGGTCACATGCAGAGCAGTCGTCATCGGTGCCGGCGGACGAAACCGCAATGGCACTACCGGCCGCCACCGCTACCGGGGCATCGAGAACCACGGTGCAGGTGTTGAACCCGGAGCCGTCAAGCGTAACGCTACAGGTGACGCCGGTAACATCTGCGGTATCGTCTCGCATTTGGAACGTGTAGGTGTCATCGGTCCCACCATCGTCGACCACACAGGACATTCCGATTACCTTGTAGTCCCATGCGGCATGCCAAGGGGCGTCGGCGGTTGCTTCGGTGGTGCTGTCAAGGGCATCGCACCCAGCGCCACCAAAAGCCAAGTCGGCTTCGGTGTCGTCCAATAGAACCGGGCCCATATAGCTGGTAGTGGCGCCATTCGCGCCAGTAGCGCAGAAACGAATCATGTCGACCATGAACAGCGGGGTAGTGGTTCGGACGCCGATGGCCTCGAAGTCAACCCGAGTCACTCCAGTATCGGTCGTGACGGTGGCCTCGTTGGCGGTGCCGAATCCAAACGAAATATCCTCGGAACCCTCCGCAAGCTGAATCTCGTTGTTGGTGTCGTTCGCAATCGTCCCGCCATTAGCGAGCGTCAAGGTGGTTCCGGCCGCATTAAAGTTGCCCACGGTCGAACCGTTCGCGATTAAGTGGAAGTTATTGGACGAATCCATAAACCACCCGTCATCACGGTTGTACTGATGCCCGATGCTCTTGTACGTATCGGGGTTGACAGAGGCGCAAGCGGCGAATCCCGCCAGCGCAAGAAACACTGCTAGCTTCTTAAACATTTCCTACTCCCTCCGGTCCACCCATTGGCGGGCCTTGGTCTGGTAGGGCAACCATTGGTTGACCCTGATTTACGGGACCCGCATCCTGGGGCGGGCCGGGGTTAACACCGGGACCAGGTACGAGACCGGGATTGGCCTCTTCCCCGAAACCGACGCCAGGAACAGTTTTCTCGCCAGCCTCGGCGGCGTACTTCATCGCCATGGCTTGGTTTTTCTGCGCCTCGTACTGCACGGCTTGAGCTTGCGCTTCCTTGCGCTGCGACTCGGCCATCAGGAGGCGGATTTGCGCTTCCATGGTCTGCATCTGGAGCATCATTTGTTGTTGTTGCGCCTGAGCCTCCGCCGGATTTACCTGGTTCGCTTCTTCCATAATTTCCATCAGGCGGCGTTTGTTGCGGAAATTGCTTGCCTCCAGGTAAACCGCTGGTGGGAACTGGACCACCTGATTGGTCGCCAGCGATACCAGTTGCATAAATTCCTCGTGTTGAATTACCGCCGACTCCGGCGATGTCTCGATGATTATGTCAACGTCAAGCTTGGCGACATCGTTTTGCGTATATTCCCCCTGGGCCAACGGTAGTTGGGAGAGTCGGGTAAGGACTTCGCGTTGTAAATCTTCCGGCGTTGGCTGGCGTTGCGGTGGTGGCATCTGGCCTTGCTGTACCGCCGCCATGATTTGCTGCATCTCTGCGGCGACCGCTTGCTGCACCTGTTGAAGGGCGACCAACCCTTCAGCACCGGCAACCTGCTCTATCGCCGACCCAGGGGGAACACCCTCTTGAATCAACTCTTGTACTCGCTGGCCTTTGGAGATTTTGCGGTTAAGGGCAACAAACCGCCACCCCTTACGCTCTTTGTCGTCCCGGACGTTTATCCAGCGTTCTTCCGTCCAAAATTGTTTAATCAGACACCAAACGGCCGTGAATAACCGCTCGTCCCATTGATGGATGTGGTCGAAGAAAGGCCGCAACTCTTGCGCGGCGGCCTCTTGTTTGGCTAGGAATAACTTGGCCGGCTGATTCGACCCGCCCTGAACATCTGCGGCGCTTGCGCGTGGACCGATAATGTCGATTTCTGCCTTGGCCTCTTGGAGTAGTTGGAACTGGCCTTGTGCCAAGTCGGTGGTTTCCGCCTGACGAATTCGGCCATCGGTAAGAGCGCTGGGGTTTAAGGTAATCCACCCATCAGGCTTAGCTAGCTGCTCCTTGGCTTCGTTGGGGTCAAGTACCGCGCCGTCTTCTGCCCAGATTTGGCGGCTGTTCATGATGTGTAAGGCTTTACTTGACCGTTTATTGATTTCATCTTGTGACGAAATCATGTGCCGGCAAACCCCATACCGTTCGTTCTCTTGCGAGACGAACGCCGAAGTCGCAATCAAGGGGCACCAATTCTGCTTATTGTCGTCCAGGTATGGGACCTTGACCGGTTCGGTCAAAAACCCCGTCTTGGTCATGTGTGCGGCGTACCAATCACCACCCTCACGCCAAAAAATCTCGATTATTTTGATTCTGTCGTCTAATTTTCGATACCAGTAACTTGGGCGGTCCGTGTGTGCAGAGCCTTCATTGCCGCCGCCTGTTTCCTTGGTGGATTCCAGCACACCGACGCTGTTGATATACTGCGGGTCCTTAATCACCGACCGAAAATCCCGCCAGACGACGGTTCCGATATACTCGGCGTCCAAAAAGTCAGCGCGCCGCGAATGGGGGTCGTAGAACAGGCGGTCCCACGGCACCAGGCGCAGCTTGACTTCGATTTTTTGCTTAACAACGCCTAAGCTAACGGTGGTTTTTTTTACCCCGTCCTCGGTTGGCTGCATTCCGGCCCGGGACGCGACCTCTTGGACCTCTGGAACGATTTCTAGCTCAACTATCGCCCCGGCGCAGCCCTCAATCGCTACGTCTTTGACAACATCGGAGCGTAGATAGTCGTACCGTTCCTTATCGGCGACAAAATTAAGCGCATCGGCGGCGATGCTTGCGTCAACATCGGCCGCCATGGTGCGTGGCCTAGCCGACGGGTCAACCCGGTTGCTGATTTCAGTGCCCAGAATATAGTTAACTTTTGGGGCAATCCTGTTTTTGGTAACAATCGGTTGCTTGCGTTTTATTAGGATTTTCTTTTCTTCCGAATCCCACTGGTCGCCGTCGTAATAGCGGCGGTCCCGCTTCGCGTTCTTCCGGTGGTCCTCGGTGGCCTCTTCGTAGTCGGTATAATAGGCTAAAAGCCTGGCGTGAATGTCTTGGGGTGATTCCTCTTCGACCACAACCAGGGCGGAGTCGTCCATTAGACAACTTTCCAACTGTCGGTTTGCCCGGTCCCGGCATCCCGCCAGCTATCCCTTACCCTAGTCTTGGGCTCAGATGATACGACAGCGGGGTGTGCTTCGTCAATACATAAGCAAAATAGACTCAGTGCGTCAAACTTGTCGTCATGAGCCGCACCGGGAAACCCGACACATTGGTTAATCGCCTCTTCCGCCCACGTAGTGCGAGGGAAACGGATTCTACCCATTGAGGCTATTGCCTGAAATGCTCGGCCCCGGGTTGGTTTATCTTTCGTTGAGGCTACCCATTCCGCCCGAAAGTACGCCCGACGTTCCCGGGCTCGCTTTTTCAGGAACGGCTCCACTGAGCGCCTAATAACCCCGGCCTCACCAAGCCACGTCCGTGGCTTCCATTTCTTCACCAGGTCAAGCAGGGAATCAATCCACACATCGGCGGTCTCGCGGCCACTCCACCAATCCAAGACATAGATTTCCTGGTCTTGCCCAACTCCAAACACGGCGTGTTCCGTCCAATCTGGGTCTGCGCCTTCCTTTGCCTCGGTAACCGCGAAGTCGGAGGCAATGTAAATCGCGAGGGGGTGGTCTTTGGTGTTTATGGTTTTCAATTCCGATAATTCGTACCGCTCGTCGAACCACTCGCGTTTGATATAGGTGCCTTGCTCCGCAACCGGGTGTTGCTGATATTGCGCAGACCATTCGCGAAGCCGACCGCCTGCCGCCATCGTATCCTTGGTGCGGTGTAGCGACTTAAGGGGATACCATGCCGGCCACAGTGCCTTTTCATTTGGCGTGTTTTCGTTTTCGATTGCGGGCAGCGTAAGAACGGTCCACTTCTCCGCCTCGATTGCGCGTCCCGCCAAGTCGTCTTCGTGCCAACGAGTCATCATGAGCACGACTGCCGCCCCGGGCATTAGGCGGGTAATCAAATCGCCCATGTACCATCTCCAGGCGACGTCGCGCTTTCGCTGGCTGTCCGCGTCGGCTCGTGACTTGATTGGGTCATCAATCACCGCGAGGTGTGCGCCACGGCCAACGATAGGGCCGCCAATGCCTGCCGCGACGTAAATCCCGCCTTGATTGGTCCGCCACCTGCCAGATGCGGTTGTGTCGACCCGCAACGTTGTGTTTGGGAATATGTTTCGATACCACGGGTCGCGCACTAGGTCGCGCACATCTGCGCCGATATCGGTTGCAAGAACGTCGCCATAGCTTGCGGTGATTATTTGTCGGTCTGGATGGCGGCCAAGATACCAAGCAGGGAACCGCCGTGACGCCAGCTCTGACTTCGAGTGGCGGGGCGGGGCGAATATCATCAACCGGTCAATCTCGCCCCGTTCCACCATCTCCAAATGCTCGCAAATCCGTTTATGGTGTTCGCCGGTTTCCCAGCAAGGGTGGGTGTACGCCGTGAAGTCAAGCAACGAACGGCGCGCCCTGCGGCGTTTGCGTTTTTCAACCGCCGCCTCGTGGATTTCGTTCATTGCCTATTGCCGCACCCCACCAACAGGCCCGGGTTGCGGCACACCGGCAACCATGCCCTCGGTGCCTTGTGCGGCTGCGCGCTCTTGCTCGCCCATTGCAAGCCAATAGTTGAGTCGGCTTAACTCGCGCTTGTTTAATTTGGTCGCATCCCAACCAATCGGCGGGGCGTCGTGTGGTAATTGCTTGCGGATAATATCCGGCATCAGGGCGTAGGGGATTATATCTCCACTTGCCGCTTCGCGACCGGTGCTCAATACCAACCGCCCGCCTTTTTGTGCCATTGCCGCATCCCACGGGGTGAATAATTTCGCGTCGAGTTGGTTGTTGCGCCGTTGCTCGCGGTTCATCTTGCGCCGCATGATGCGCTCACGGTTTCTTAATCGTTGCATTCTGCTCATTTGACGAGTGGCCGGTTGGCTCGCTTGCTGGGCGGCAAGCTGCGCAAGAGCTTCCCCGGCCCCCGTTTCTTGTCCCCCGCTCGGGAGTAGCGGGTTGACGAATTCTTTGGCCGACTCGCCGCGGGGCATTGTCCACTCTTCAGGTCTCATTTGCCGGCGCTCCTTTCGATGATTTCATCCAATTCATCGTCGGTCATCTCGTCGACTTTTTTGTACGTGTGTTTGTTGTCACTCTTGACATCGTAGCGTTCACGGAATCGCTCGGGGCGGTGAGCCTTGAGGAGAAATATTGCGAGAGTGTCGCTGTAACGCGGCATAACCCCGCACTCTTGTCCTTGGTAAAATACGGGCTCCTGGTACCCCTCGAATGCGCGGCGGGCACATTCCTTTTCCATCTTATCGACCGCGGCCTCAATTGCCTGGTCCCACTCTGCGCCAAAGTCCGGGTCTTGTTCTCGCATCGTGTAAGCGTGCGAGCGCGTTAACCCAGCAAATTCACAAGCATGGGTTATGTTCGCTGAATCGCGTAAGGCCTCGATAAACTTAGCCCTTTTTTTTAGCGTCCTATTGGTCCTGTCTGCCATAACTACGAATAATCCCCAGCATCAGAATCAATCCCCCGCCAACGATATTTCTTGACGATGGTTCGACTTGAACTGGTTGTGACCGTGGCTTCGGCGGTGCCTGTCTTCTCCACGTCAACGGAGTAGGTAGTCCCGCTGGTTGCCTCGTTGGTCAACGTTACGCCATCGGCATCCCACGACACCGAGGACACGGTTTCCCCGGAAGCTAATTGGTCCGCCAGGTCGAAGGTGTAGTGGAGCACCTCGTCTTCGCGTTTCGCTGTAGTCCAAAGTCCATCCAGGCCACGATACCAGCTTGAGCGCCTAGTGGGGTGGTATAGGGTTTCTGAACTCGGCATGTGGGGGAGTATAACAAAGCCTGCTTACAAAATCCATAAGCAAAAAATAAAAGGCGGCAGCAAGGTTCCCAGACGACTCCACCTCTTCCCCCCGCTCCCCACCTCCATTTGGCCCCAGAATCGATTTCCAGAGCCCACCCCTGGTCGCTTACCAAATACGTAAGCAAAATCGATTGGCGACCCCTTTTTGTGCGATTTTCCCCTATTCCTGGCCGGGGGTCGTCTTGTCTTTTTCTCGTTCTTCCTTGGACTGACAAAAAATAGTGTTCCCCCGGGTCCGAAGTACCCGATAAACCGGCAAGCCCCCAAACTTAACCCACTCCCCGTCACTAATCGGCCACGGTGGCGCCCATCTCCCCAAGTGCTTCCCTGTTTCACTATCAACGAAGTTGTATTTCGGCGCTCCCATGTACATTGCCCTTTCTTTGATTCCTATCGAACACTCCGGCTTGCGTTTTTGCACCGCCGCAGCCATTTTCCCTGCGTCTAATCCGCCCCCAAAGAACTGGTTGAAACTTTCCGCCGCAGCCCTTGGGTTGAGCAGAACTCCCTCGTACCTCGTAATTGCGAACCGCTCCGGGCCGAGTTTATCCAACTCGTTAAGCGCGGCCCCTCGTTTCTGTTGGATATATTTGCTTTGCTTTGGGACATCGCGCCTATTGGCCGGCAGTCCCATCGCATCGCGTTGGATTTTGACAAAGCTCTTGGCTTGTTGTTTCGGATTCCGGTCCAGCCAAATGATTCGATACTTCGGGCCAACCGGCAGCCTGCAATCAACCGGGTCGAGTATCTTGAGCGCCTTACCCTCGTACTCGTTTACCCAATCGTGACCACCGGGCAGCCACCGAGTCCTCGCATCTTCGAAGCATGGCCAGAACCCCGAGACCTCGGCGCCGCCAGCATGGAACATCTGCATCAGAAGGCTTGAGCCGCAACGGCCGAAGCCGGAGATGATTGTGATTGGGTCACCCACGGCGCCCTCCTTTTTTCGCCGCCTTCGCTCGCTGCGTCGCCACCGCATGGCCGTAATCAGCGAGTAGCGGCCTTTCACCAAGGGAGTTGGCAACCGCTCGCCAAAAGCGGGCCGTGTGTTTTGCGGCGCTTATCTGTTGCGGGTCTCGGTAGTTGGAAGCGCGCTTGGCCCATTCGGCATAAGTTGTGGCCACAAGACGGAGCGTGTATTTGTCAACGACCGTTCCTTTTTGCTGCTCCCGGACGTCCTCTTTTTCCAGTTCCGCGATTCGCTCCTCCGCTGACTCTGCACGGCGCTTATAGATTTCCACCCGCCTATCCGCGTGACTCTGCACCGCATCCCTCGCCCCAAGTTTTCTTGCACTTTCGAGCCGGTCCATCCCGCCAACATAGCG